CTTATGCAGTCGTTGGCTGGTAGGGGTATTGACCCAAGAACTATTGCGCGTTTTGTAGATCCAAATCAACCAGACTACTTCGGTGAGAGTGCTGGTAGAGTTGCTTTGCAACAACTTCTTCGCCAGGCAGCGGGGGCTCGCTAGCTAATGGCCCGTGGGGACAAGTACGAACCGCTCATTCAAAAGTACGCTAAAAAATACGGCGTGCCTGCTGGTCTTATGCGTGAGCAGATTCGTTCTGAAAGCAACTTCAACCCGCGCGCTGTGTCTTCTGCTGGCGCTGCTGGCATTGCTCAGTTCATGCCTAAAACCGGAAACCAATACGGCATGAAGGCGATCAAAAAAGGGAACAAGTGGTACGCTACAGAGGATTTTTTCGACCCTGAAAAATCAATTGAAGCTCAAGCCAGGTACATGTCGGACATTTACAACAAGCAAGCTGGCAAAGACTGGGGTGTGACGCTTGCCATGTATAACATGGGGCCTAGAGGCGTAAAAGAAAGAGGCTTAGAAAGTATTTTTCTTCCTGGCGGGAAGTTCTACGAACTAGAGACTCAAGGTTATGTAAACAGAACTTTAAAGCGAGCCGGGGTCCGAAGCCCTAGAATTGAGGCAGTTTTGGCTAAAGCATCAAACAATAAAGTAGACAATGTTCTCTACGACACTCCCGTGTTGCAAGCACTCGCAAACGAGCGGAACAAGCTTGTTAATGAGCTTAATCAAGAAGCAGAAAAATACCTCAGTACATACGAACAGGACTCTGAATCTGCTTATAATGCGCAACCTGATTTAGATCTAATGCGTGAGTTAGCACAGCGAGCATATCAGCAAGATCAAGAAAACCAAATGACTGCTAGCAATCTGGCTTCTCAGCTTGCGTCTATTATGAACCCTGCTTTTGCTAAGCAATTTAAGGACCAAACAAGCCCAAGAGTTAACGCTGCTCGTCAATACTTTGCAAACCTTGGTATGCTTAATCGACAGGCAATGTCTGCATCTCAAGCTAAAGCTAGGGCTAAGAGGCGTAGCGATCAAAAGCAGCAGTCACTTAGAGGTCGTATTAACGCCATGGATCAGCAAATAGGTGCTTTGCGTCTCCAAGCACAAAGAGCAGAAGATGCTGTGACTTTAGAAAGCAAAAAAAACCAGGGCAGAATAGAGCGCGATTCAAAGAAGCCAAAAGGCTCCGGTAAACCTATAGAGGTTACTGTCGTGCGCAACAGGATCCAGCGTGGAATTGATGATCTTATGACTAAGATCAAAGGCGACGCAGACGAACAGTTCTTAAAAAAGTTTGGTATTGACTTTTTGGTGCGTGAAATGACGAAACCAGACAGCAAAGATCCAGAAGTTCAAAGGATGCGTAAGAAATATAAGGATCAGATTGATCTTTATACTTTGCAGCTTGATGCTCTCAATGAGCTTAGCAAAACTAATTTGCAGATTACCGATGAACAATTTGCTGAGACGATGAAAAGACTGCAGGCGGCTAAAGATCCTTTTAATCTGCAACCGCAAGCTATGCCCGGAACTAATAACGTCCCAATTAGCGAAGGTGCGGGTAAAGGCTATTTAGATCAAATGCGAAACAAAGGTGTAGGGCAAACGCCATGACCGTACCTATGCGCACTTTTGATGATATTGTTTTTGGGTATCAAAAACAGGGTTTTACTAACGATCAAATAACGGCAGCGTTGGAAAAACGCGGGATTGTTGTTGATGATCTTCCTGATGACCCTGGACAGGAAAAGTTCCCTGTTACTATTGGTGAATATATCCAGGCGTCTGACAGTAAAAACCTTCCAAACGATCTGTATCAACGTGGGATTATAAACACTCGCAAACTCAAAGATGACCAGTTTGGGTTAGCGTTACCCACCATGCGTCAGGACTTCAATGAAGCTGACGAGATTCTTATTCGTGATCATGTAAAAAACCTTTCTGAGGGCATGTACGATAACTGGGAGTGGGATCCCGAGCTAAAAGATGCACAAAGGGCTAAAGTAGCAACCAGAGCAATGCTTCAAGGAGTTGCTCCTACTGCTGATCTAGATCGTATTGAAACATGGGTAAACAACTACACGATTAACAAAGAGCCTCGTGTTCAAGGTGAAATGTTTTCTGATTACCCATTGCCTGATTTGAGCCCGGAAGAAGAAGAGTTAGCACTTAAACTGTATGACTCAAGAAAAGCCCTTAAAGGTTATGGTGGTTTTGCGGGGTACACCGGTACTTCTATCGGAGCAATCACAGGCTTAGCTGACCTGTTAGGCATTAAACCCAAAGCTGCCGAGGACGAAGGTATTGTTGCATATCTTTATGACAAGGCTGCGAGGGGCATTGCTAGTGGCCTACTTAATCAGCCTAGTGATTTAGACAAACAAAAGAGACTCAAAGACCTTCCTCAGTATCGTGAACTTTTGCTGTCAACGAAGATGCGTCGCCGTGAAGCGCTCAATGAGTTGGCTGATATTACTGGTCGTGATGAAGGCTTTGACGAAGACTATCGAACGTTACAGCAAATTTTTGGGAAACTGGATAAGTCCGGCAAGGTCGTAAAAAAAGGTTATTTTAGACCTATTAACGAACAGCAAAAGAAACTTATCAAAGACATTCAGAACACGATGCTCGTTGAGGAACGACTTAACAAGGAAAACACCTACAAAGATTTTACCACTTGGTTAGACACAGCCCTTGAGGGCACCGGCTTTGAAATTAATCACATAGAAAAAGCCAGAAAATCAAGAGAAGCTCTAGAACTAGAGCAAATGAAACGATTAGAAACCAGCCCACGACTGCATCAACGTGCTGTTGCAGAACTTTTAGATATGGCTCAAGGGTTGTTTTCTTTAACTTCTGTCATTGTTAATCCTTCCAAAGCTGCTCAGGTTAACAACCTAGCCGACCTTGTTGCTGCCGGTAAAATCGACCAAGACGAAGCGAAGCTCCTGATGAGTCAAAAAGGGTTTCAGGCTGGATCCTCGCTGTTTGGCGGGCTCGCAGGCTGGCTTGGTGGTTTCACGGATCTTGAGTCCTTTAAGTTGCAAGCTAAAAACGAGCCTATTGGAACTGTGCTTGCTTTTATTCCCGTTATGAAAGCGCTGCAAACAGCTAAAGTTGCAGGCGCTACCCGTGGTCTAAACAGGCTAAAGAAAATGGCTGAAAAAGCGGGGTTCAGCGACGATCAAATACTTGAGATTGCTAACCGTGCTGATGACATTATGACCAAACAGCAGCGTGGCATGCTTGAGAACTGGCTCGATACAGCGCGTGGTAAAAATGAAAACTCTAAGTTCCTTGCTGCTATGGACAGGTTTGGCCTGGCCCGAGGTGCAATAGGTGCCTTGAAAGGTGCAGCTATTGGCTTGCCGCTTGGTGGCGATGGTGACGCTTTTATTGTGGCTGCCCTTAGCGGCGGTCTTAGCACTACGAAAGGTATCATGCTTGGTAGTGCTAGAGCCAACCGTTTTGTAGATGACATTACAGCTACAACCTCGGCAGCCGGAGATTCCGTCACAAACAATACGTCTGAAATGCTGTCTCGTGCTCAAGCAATGAGAAGCTCGTTAGAAGTTGCTTTAGATGATGCTCGCCGATCAGGCCGTGAGCTTACACGAGAAGATCTTGAAGCATCTTATGATGCGCAGGGGGCTGCTGACAAACTGGCGGAACTTGAAGCCTTGGCAGAATCTCGTGTTTCGGAGTTTCGTGAAGCTTATGAGTCAGCACCCGCAGGAAGCATAGAAAAAGCAGAGGCAAGAACAGCTTGGATTACAGCTAAAAACGCTGCCACCAACGAGCTTGTGGAGTCTGGTGAGTTTGGAAGCATTATTCCGGTAACTCGGTATGATGACCCAATGAATCAAATTTACGATGATCTTAATCAACGCAAAAAAGAACTAGCTGTTGAAAAAGAAAATATTAAACAAAAAGCCGAAGAAGAAAAACGTAAAGAAGTTCAAGATTTAGACGCAAAACAAAACGCCGCTGCCCTTAAAGAAACAGAAATAGAAATGCTGGAGGCCCGTGCTGAGGTTACACGAGCCGAATCTGACGCTAAAACTCTTAGAAACTCTGCACAAAAAAGATACGATGACGACTACGACACTCTGAGTGATCAACTAAATGACCGACGAAGCAGAAAAGCTAAAGGCACTAAGCTAACAAGAAAAGAAGAATTCCTTGAAGCGGGGCCGGAGGCGACAAGAATTGAAGGTGAATTAGATTTAGCCAGAATGGATGCCGATGAGCTTTTTCGACAAGCTCAAAACAAAGGGTATTTTAGACCTGGGTCAACCATTGAAAGTTTAGCAAAAGGGAATCGCAATAACCCGGTAGTAAAAGCTTACAAAAAAGTAAAACAACTCGAAAAAGATTTAGCAAAAGCTAAAAAACGAAGCGCTAAAGCAGAAGCCGAGTTTGAAGATCCAGGCGTACAATACACAATTAGCGCAACAACTGGAAAGCTAATCAAAGGTAAAAGCCGTCCTTATGCTGAAGTTATTAGCGAGCTTGAGCAACGCAAAAACAAAGATATGATTAAGGCTGATAGTGCTGACCTGCGTGTTGCTGAAAAACGAGCAAAACTTGAAGCAATAGTTAATAGAAAAGCCGAGCTTGAGCTTCGTGCAGGACGAGAAATTTCAGACGATGAAGTGCTGCGCATTGCAAACAAAGAAAACATTTCTCGAAAAATAGACAGAGCCACAGAGAAGTCTTTGGCAGAGCTTGATTTGGCAGAGCAGCGCCTTGAGCAGACGGTTCGCAAAGTTGCCGATGCTGTTGTGAGGGCTAAAAAAGCAGAATACTTACGAGCAATAAAAGCTACCTTTGGTTTTCATGTTCATGATGGACAGTATGCTTTAAAAATTGACACTCCAGTGACTTACGGAAGAAGCATTGTCACCGAAAGCGGTGAGGTTGTCGGGGGAACCAGAAAGATCACGCCGTTGTCTAGTGGTGATTTTGATCTTGGTGATTTTGTTAGGATGCCTAATGGCTATCTAGGCACCGCTAAGGCAATGGATCTTTCTACTGGCAATCTGCTTATGGCCATCAATGGTTTTCCCGCAGAAAGTGTACCCGGCATTGTTCGTGCTATTAATAATATGGTTGATGCAAACTTTGAAACAATTGCTGGGGCTAAGCTTTCTGATGCCCGTCTTGATTTGACGCAAATTAGAACCGCCTTAAAAAAGTACGATGGAAAAAAACCGCTAAAAACAACGGCAGACAACGAAGCTTGGACCAGAGGCCTTATTGACGCCATGGGTGGCAGCATTGGAGCCCGAGGTGTCAACGATCTAAAGCGTGCTCAGCTTGAGGTTTACGGTGATTTAATCATTAATCAAGTAAACCCTAGGCTTTTGTTGAATAGCGATACCCGGTCTAGGTTTTCCAAGTATGTATTAGATACTGTTTATCCTCAGATTAGAAAAGCTTACGGGGAGGCTACTACTAAGGGGCAAGCTAGGATTGAACTGCGCGAACTTGAGCAAGAAATTAACAATATGGTTCGTGATTTTGCTCAAACTCGATCACTCGGTGGGGATACGACGGTTGGGCGACCAAACTACAAGTTTAGCAGGCAAACAGAAGTACCCAATCCTGACGACCCAAATGCCCCTTTGCGCCAAATTGAAACTTTGCAGTACGATGGCCCACGGGGTCGTAGGGATCTTGATATAGAAAACCTTTTTGAGGATTTTGCTGAAAGCGAAATGACAGCGCCTCAGATTGCTCGTGCTCGTCAACACGCCATGAGGGACACTCTTTATTACACCCAGCGCGCTATGGAGGGCAGGATTGCTCTAGAAGAAGCTACGCTCATTAGCTCTGGAGTGTCACGGGCTGTGTGGGATAAGGGCGGAAAACATCCTGAGTACATACAGGGTGTTTATAAAAAGTTTTTGGAAACCGGAGAGTTGCCTGCTGCTTTAAAAATTGCTGAATCTGACGGTGGTTTTGTTCTTAGCGCTAAACAAAATGGGGTTTCTGCTCAGATTCTTATTGATCTATTAAATGACCCGGAAATTAATACTAAGGGTATGGGTTTTGATGAGGCTGCCGCTCTTATCGACCAGCAATTGCGCACAACTGCTGACCCCAAAGGCAATCGTCCGGGTGACTATGTTCGATTGGGTGCTGATGGAGCCCCAGACATTCCAGGCGTAAGCCGTATCGGCCAGAGGCCGGTTGCTGAACAGGGTGTAGGACTTACATCAACACACAACATTTTACAGCCAGAGCATCTTGAAGACATAACAACACAAATTAGAGAAGGCTTAGAAGGCGAAAGCGCAACAACAACTGTTTACATGCGCAGAGATGTTGCTGATTCATTTGGATGGATGCTGGGAACAAACAAAACACTACAAGCAATGGACAGCGGTGTTTTAGGACAGCTTCAGTCTATATCTACTTTGTTTAAGTGGTTTAAAACTGCTGCATCTATTGTCAACCCAATGACCAACTATGCCTCTAATACTAAAACTTTGTTAATTAATCAGGGGCTAAACCCTGTGCAGGCTTACCTTGCTCCTGTTGAAATAGCTGCTTTGTGGTCTCGCTACAGCGCTGGTGCTTTAAAAGGCACAGCATTAGAAAAAAAATTCGATAGGCTCGTTGAAACAGGTTTTACTGAGCAGTCCATTCTTGGCGCAGAGATTGATCAAATGAATCTGTCGCTGGTTGCAAGTGGCAGAAACATGACCTTTGCTCAAGGTGTTGAAGATTTCTTTAAAAAAGGTGTTATCCCAGGGACTGGCGGCAAACAAATACCAGGCATACAAGAGCTTACAGAATTACAAGATCGTTTATATCGTCGATATGGTGATGAGCTATTCAAGCTTACGGATTCGATGCTTGAGTGGGGCAAGATTGAAGATCGTTTGGATAGCTTATCAGAGGGAAGCGGCATCACTTTTACGGATCTCAACACCGGTGCCGGTTTTGCTAATTCAAAAGTTCTTGGGACTATTCGTAAAATCTCAGATGACGACGGTAATAAGTACGCTGTCGTCATGAAGTACGGCAAGAATCGAAACAAGGTCATTCGTGTAAAGTCGCTAGACGACCCTGCTGCCGGAACTTTAATCGCTCGGGCTGCCATGGGTCATGCCAACTCGCTTTACTACGATCTAAGTAAAACTGGTGCTGGCATTAAAATGGCTAAACGTTTTGAGGCTTTAGCAATCATGCCGTTTACTAGTTGGCGCACAAAAGCGTTAGATATTCCAATGGTTAAAAAAGGCATGTTCTATCGAATGTTTGTCGATGACAATTACATGATGTCAGACGACGTTATGACAAACATGAAAATTTACGGAGAAGAAGCCACTCGTGCAATGCGTAGATCTTTTTGGACTGCCATTAGCAAAAGTGGTTCAGAAGATTATCGAGAGTTGAGAAAATTTATGCCGTCATGGGCAAGGCGGGCAATCTTTAGCGGAGAAGATGCAGATATTAGTTTTCTTCTCGCAGACAGCAGTAACCCAATTGGCGGTATTATAACTGCGTTTGAATGGATGGCAGAGTCTGATCAACTCATTAGAGATAGTTTGCCTGAAGGAATGATTGCAAATCCGACTGCTGGCGATCGTAAGTTTTTTCAACTTATTCACGGCAAGAGTAGCAGCGGTATAGCCCCAACAGTTTCAAGAGTGGTTGCAGATCTTACTGGTGGTGGTGTTTTGCAGCAGATTGTTGCTGCTTTTGCTGGGTACGACACTTTGCGCAACAAGCCTTTCGATAGTGTAGATGACTATGTACTGAACCTAACGAAGACCATCATGCCTGGATACGCTGTGAAGCTGGGCCTGCCTACAGTGGCGACGTTTGGAGCTATTCCAACCGACAACTACGTCAAACAATTTCTTGATCAAACACAAGCAAAAGTGCCTTTTGACTATGAGGCATTAGGTCGAAACCCAAGTCTAAAACTAATGGGAAATACGGATAACTTTGTAACAGGAATGAATGTGTTGTTAGCTCGCAAGTTTCGTCGCGTTGACCCTGTGTGGTTTAAAAACTTAGCAAAAAATATGGTTCCAAGACTGCGCAGTATGGCACTTCGTGAAACAAAAAAACTGGCTAAAGAGGGATACACCGCCGACAGTGAAGAGATGAAACTTAACGTTCAAATGATAAAAGATTTAGCAGATTCTTATGCTCGCTATGCTAAAACTATTGATAAAGCATTAAAATCAAAGGACTAACATGGACTACCCGCAAAATTTTTCATACGAGGAACTGCGATGTAAATCGGGTGATGAGTGCGCATACCCTGACAGGTTGCGTCATCTCGCCTGGACACTTCAGCTTATTCGTGACGAGTACGGAAAACCGATACGGGTCAACAGTGGCTATCGCTCTCCTGAGTACAATAAAGAAATTGGAGGGGCTACAAAGTCGCAGCACATGTATGCTCGTGCGGCTGACTTAGCACCATGGAGTGGCCGTGATGACGATTTAGCGGATCTAGTAAACGCAATTGAGCGGCTTGTGATCACTGGAAAAATACCCAATGGTGGTATAGGTACTTACAGAACCTTTGTTCATTACGATATCCGACCTAATGGTCCTGCTCGTTGGAGTGGCTAATGTTTAGCAGGAGAAAACGAAGACATATCTCAGGTTTCACTGAAGTGTCTTCTAACAGTCTTGTTATTCCTGATGTGACTGCTGATGCGTCACTAAGGTTAGAAAATAATACTGGCAATGCTGCTAGCGCCAAGTGGTACGATATAAGCCCCAATCAAAACCATGGAAACTGGACAGGCGGCAAGTTTGGCAGACCTGATAATGTGAATGTTGTTTTGGGCGACACACCACCAGGCCCTTGGTTTTGGGACGGTGTGTCAAACAATCCTGGCTCTGGTCAGGTTGTGCAATACATTGACACAACAAACCCAACAACGATTCAACGTCATGATATTCCTTGGACCTTCTCAGCTTGGGTTGCTCGTGATTCTGATGATCCACCGCCTCCCGGTGATGTTTGTTACATATCAACGCGCGGCAGAGTTTCACAAAAAGGGTGGTCTTTGAGAAACCTGAACACGGGTTTAGGGCCTTTTGATCTTGATATTTTTAACAATACCGGAAACGGCGCACTTTTAAATGTGCTGCCAACAAATTCTGATGATAACTGGTATTTTCACACAATTACGTGGCAGCCCGGCGACCCTGGCACGCTGACAACATATGTTGATGGCGTTCAGTATTTTACCGGCACCCTAACTCTTGCGCAACAATGGACAGCACCAAGCACCGAGGGTGACAGGTTGGGCGCTGCAAACTATTCTATGTGGAGTGGTTATTTTGATACAGCCAGAGTTTATGATCGCGTTTTAAGCACTGATGAAATACTTAGAGATTATTATGCCGGCAAGCCGGCGCATCCATAGGGATAATTATGTACGCACTAATGACATATGAACAGTTTGCTACTCATCGTAGGCAACTCAAAGGCGTGATTAAGTTTTCCAAATGTGAAACTGAGTTTTACGCTCAAGTAAAAAATGAGGATGACTTTGAAGACTGTCGTCTTTTGACACGGCAAGAGCTTGATGAGCATTTGGAAGAAAGCGCTGTTTGGAATCCAGACGCAGAAGTTGATGGCGACATGGCTGAAGACTTATCCAAACTTAAAAAGTCTGAACTTGTTTCTATTGCAGAGGAGCTTGGTATTGATTTACCTAGCAAAACAACTAAAGCGCAAATCATCGCTCTCATAGAGGAAGCATAAAATGGACCTCAACTCTCGTGTAAAACGCAACAATCCTATTTGGGATAAAAGCACTAGGCAAAAAAAGTATACCATTCCAAACCCTGGCGGCGGAGCTACGCACAGCATGGTTATGATTACTGATGAAAATGCCAGTGGCACCTATATGATGATTGCTAATCACGGCTCTGCAACTGTTCAAATTATTAACACTGCTGTAGGCGAAGCAGATCAAGGTATTCCTTTGGGAGTGGGATCTGTATTTGAAACTGCTTTTGATTTTGGCCCCCCTGATATGACTGGTGGTACCGTTTACGGTATTGCTGTTTTTGGTCTCATTGGATCAGTTATTAACGTTACTTATTTTAGCTAGGAATAGTCATGGAAAAGATGAAATCTAGAAAACTCTGGTTGTCGCTGCTTGCTGCGATTCTTCCTGTTGTACTTGCTCATGTTTGGCCTGATCTTCCTTCAGAGGCTATTGTGGCATCCGTCCTAGGCGCTTTAGGTGGCGTTCTTGGTATTAGCATGGAAGACGTTGCAAAGCAGAAGCGAGCGGCTGTGGAGGCTGCTGCAAAATCTGCCCCTTTGGACGAACCCTCAGACAAGTAGCCCCACTTGTTCTGCGCAGTGGTGATTCTGGGGGGCTTGACCTGTCTCTTGGCGGGAATAGTGATCGGTGGGATGTTGGTCTTAATGCTCGACATAAAGTCGGACGAGACCTCGATCTCACAGCCGCACTTACAGCCGGAGCCCAATGGGGCGGTTCCGCCGATTGGCAAGGAACCGTAGGCGTTAAGTGGCGCTGGTGACTAAATCCAGTCCTTATCGCTCGATGATTCAGGCTGTTTTGCTGGCTCTGATTCTTGTAGCACTGGTTGAACTTTTTCTATCTGGCATTGTGTTTGTTCTTCAACGGTTTGCGGGTGCGTAAAATAAGCGTGCAACACTGACGCTGTAAGAAAAGTAGAAATAAACCACATCATTTTAAAATCATCGCTCATCTTATGCTCCAAACAATTCTGGCTGGTTTTCATCTAACTGATAATCAGAAAGCAGAACCGACACCCTGCGCTCAGCTATTGGTAAGTAATCAGCGTTTACATCGATACCGATATAATTACGTTTGTTTGTAATCGCCACTTTGCCTGTAGTGCCGCTGCCGCTGAATAGATCTAAGACTGTACCGCCTTCTGGGCATCCTGCTTGCATACACCGCCACGGAAGCTCCTCCGGGAACACAGCGGGGTGCTGTCCCATGAAGGAGTTAGGCTTTAGCTTCCATACTGTTCTGGGCTGTGCCCCCGTATCTCTTGGGGCAGTTGCAATCCGAGGGTCAACACGTCGTGGATTTAAGATCTTTGTGCGCAACGGATCAAGGTTGAAATAGTAATCTTTTTTCTTGGTTAGTAAGAATATTTGCTCATGTGCGACAGTAAACCGATCTTGAGCACTCGATGGCATGGGGTTCGGTTTTTGCCATATTAGTTCGTTGCGTAACCACCACCCATCTGCCTGCAAGGCAAAGGCCAAGCGCCAAGGCGTTCCGATTAGATCTTTTTCTTTCAGGCCGTCTGGGATCGTACGCTTGGTTACGTTGTGATTGCCATTGATCCTGTTTCTGTTGGCCGTTCTGCCTGCATAGCTGTCGCCAACGTTTAGCCATAGGCTGCCTTGATCACTTAGGTTTTCCCTGGCTACTCTGAAGATTGAAACCAAGTTTTCAATGTATTCATCGAGGGTTTGGTTTTTGCCAACCTCTGCTTTTTCATCGCTGTAGTTGCGCAGATTAAAGTAAGGCGGTGATGTAATGATACAATCATATTTCAACTGCGGGTTTTGCTTGAGAACGGCATCGCTTGAACCATGACCATAGATTAACTGTGCTTTGTAGGGGCCGTTTTTTAGTATTACAGGTTTCATTATATCTCCCTTAGCAACTTCACAGCTTTGTTAAATCTTTGTAATCTTTGCTCAAGGGCTGTAATTTTAGCATCACGATTATCGATCCTGCGATTGTATGCAAAAACGGTTTCAACAAGTTCCTTTTGTGTTTTGCTCAGGCTTGTTTTGCGTTCACGGCTTTGTTTCTTTTCAAAAGATAAGTCCGATTTGATTTTATCAAGGCGCTGTTTATGCATGTCTCGGCTGCTACTGAGTCGCCTGTTTTGCAGCTTCAGAGCGTTCATCTCTTTTCGCAGGGCGCTAATGATTTGCTTTTGAGCAGTAACTTGGTCTTCAAGGTTCTTGTGCATTGTGCGCAGCTTGCGAAACTCTCGAATCGTTTTATTGGGCATGTCACATGTTGGGCATCTAGTCATTTTTACTTCCGCCTTCTTCTCTGAGCTTCTGTCTCAGTCGAAACATTTTTCTTTGCATGGCTATATTTGAATCCAGTAATAAGCGTATGTACTGAACTGCTTTTGCTAAACGATCGTTTTTGTTTTCTGCCCGTGAGCTTTCCCACAAAAAACTTCGTATCTCAGATATCTGTTTGCGATCCATTGATCCTCCTGTCCCGGCCAGGCACGAACAAAGCACCACCTGACGCAGACATGATTCTGCTATGAATGTGATCACCATAACGGTTGATCAAATCTTTCACAGATAGATTGGTTGTAATGAACACAGGCAACCCATTGCTGTAACGAACATCGAATAGGTTGCGCATGGCAGACCCTTGCCACTCAGTAAGCCGCCTGCGACTGGCTCCTAAATCGTCAATCATCAACATGGGCGTTGTGATGTATGGGGCTACTACGTTCTGCCTTGCCGTGTAACCGTGATGCTCGTGAGCAATGTCAGCCCGCTCAAAAAGGTTTGCTTCTGTGGTCCAAAGGGATTCACTGAATGATGATTCAGTAAACAACTGCTCGATAAATAAACTAGTCAACCAACTGGTTTTGCCTGTGCCTACAGGGCCAACGGCTAGTAGCCATGCTGGTGGTTTCCAGCCTCGCACGGCCGAAGCGACGTGATCGTTTTGGGCATCCATCGAAAGCATAGTAGGTGATGATAGTTTGTGCAAAAACTTGGGCACACCGCTTTTCTGCAAAAGTGCAAGTTGCCTTTGCTCAATCTGGGACTGCCGCTTTCTGTCTTCGCAGGTTTGGCACTGGCGCTTTACCCAGTAGCTGAACCGGGATCCCTGTTGCCATTCAAACCCCAAGCTCTCATCGCATCCATCGCATGGCACGGGCTGTGGTGGGTTGTCCGGGTCGGTACGTCCGATGTCGCTCATCTTATCGTACAGTTCATTCAAATAGACTCGGATGTCTTTCATCGTATTCTCCAAGCGTTTCTAGGGTGACGCTCGTACCCTCTTCGTCGCCCTCTTTGGCGATGATCTTTGTACAAATGGTCATGCAGATCTGAGCATCGTCAACGAGGATGCGATCAGAAATGCTGTCGATGATAGATTTTTGAAGATTGTCTAAGTCCGGACGTGAGATGCGCCACCTGCATTTTTGCTTGTCAGCTTTGCGTGCGCCGGTCGGGCAACGGAACCGGAACTGCAATCGTAGCAGCACCGGCCCGTCGGCCCGTTCCCAGCTTTGCCTAATGGCGGCGTGGTCAGCGATTAGCTGCGCAACCTTTTTGAAATCCGTAACTCGCTTGGGCTGGTATCCCCCAAACTTTGACGCACGATAAGATTGCTTTGGCACTGGCCTACCCGGAACAAAGTACACTAGTTTCAATTGGGCTTTTCTTCCTTCTTAGGAACCCGAATAACTAGAGCAGCAATATCCTCAAACTGATTGAAGACAACACTAGGCGTGCCGTCGTCCTCCATGATCGGATCGTAGTCAGTATCAGCAAACACCAACTGGATGCGATCTTTGCCGTCCTCGTCCTTGGTCAGGTAACGAACAGCATTGATACGCAGCATGGCTGCGCACCGTTCTAGCCAAGTAACCTTTAGCTCGTTGAGAGAAACATTGAGTTTATTCTCATGGTCGATCACAGCAACGGCAGCATCAATGCGACACTGAGAGGCCTCTAGTAGCGTATCAACTACCTTCATGTATTCCGTGGCCTGCTCGATCATCTGATCTTTGGCTGCCTCGATCTCTTTGAACTCATCAGAACTGCTCATTGTATCCTCCGCCCTGATGCTGGCCGTAGCCACCATACTGTTGCTGCTGTTGTTGCTGGGGCTGCTGGTACTGCTGCTGCTGCTGGCCCTCGCTGCTGTTCTTGCCCTTGGCCAAACGACGACAGCGGAACGCCTTGAGCTTCATTGCAGAGCGCTCCTTACCCGTGGTCTTGTCAGTCCACTTGTCCATGTCGATGGTGCCGCTCAGAAAGATCTGATCACCGACGTTGTATTGATCAATGGCTGTGATGGCGACACGGCCGAAAGCGACTACGGTGAACCACGATGTGCTCTCCTGGCCGTCTTTGAAGTCAGAGCAAGCAATGCGCATCTCACACCCCTTGCTGTCAGCGCTACGCATCTTGATCTCGTCAAGCTTGCCAATGCGCCCAATCATCTGGAAGTCACGAAGCATGATTACTTCCCTTCTTTGTTTATCAAGTGACGAAGCGAACGACGGTATTCACTAGCGATATACAACCGCTCTTCTTTCCGCCGACCAAAAGCACTTGGATTACTTTTCATCTGATGCGCTAACTGCTCATCAGTTGCTCCAGCTTTAAGCTGTTCCACGATTTGATCGAGAGTCATGTTACTTCCCTTCTTTGGGTAATGCCCATGCGGGTAGTTGTGGGGTATTCCAGTAAGCAGCACGACCGGTCGCCTTGACTCGGTGGTAGTGCTCACCACGATCTTGAAGAGGTACGAACTGGAAGTCCAAGTAGTACAGGTACCGACCGATACCTAGCTGGACAGCAGTGCGTTTCATGGCGGACGACATGCCGCCTTTGACGGCTTCGACTTGGGTATTGTCAGCGCCGTCTTGCTTGACTACCCACTCGCCGGTTTCTGGGTTGCGCACCCGCAACTCACAGATCAAGCCACCGCTCGGACCCGGCACGAAACGGTTTTCCCATCCAAAGACACCGAACACATCGTCGAGTCTGCTTTGGACAGCACGGTTGGTAACGTACGGCAGAACCATTACGGCTTCACCGTTGCGAACTTCACGCTGCACACGCCACTCCACATCGTGTGGGGCAAACGGAGCTTGTAGCGCTTTCATGATATCAGGGGTCATGATCCCTCCTTTCATCGAGCCCATGATGGGCTGATTAGCTCTTTGGCGACCTTCGGATACGAAGGCCAGTCATTGTTCATTTTGCACTCGGCGTATCGATTGATCGCCTCTTCACACAGCCGGTAGCCGATCTCATCCATCTTCACATCGGGATGATACACAGCGACCTGATGAGTGTGCTTCTCAACGGCGATCCAATACCACTGTTTGGTCTGACCATGGTTGAGAGCAGCATCGCCCATCAGGTAGAACTGAGCGGACAAATGATACTTGAAGTTGTAGACCGCCTTGGCGAAACCCTCGGGGCTTGCATCCTGGCAAGTCTTCAGGTCGATCATGCAGCCACCGCCAACCCAGTCAGCAATCGCCTTGCATGGCGCTCCTGTCGCTCCGTGCTGCCACTCGAAGTAGTGCTCCGGCGTGCCGTCGGATAGGATCTCTGCACAGACGGGATGCTTCATCACAGCATCTCGCATCCAGAACATGTCGTCGTAGTCGAACTGACTGAACACCATACCCGGATCGATGTTGGTAGCTTGTAGGAACGCCTCCATCTCAGCCTTGCCTGCTTTGGTGCGCAGGTTCAGGCCATCGGGGCGACAAGCAACATGGCGCTTGAACTCCTCTTCGCCTTCAAGAATCAGCATGTGCACTGCTGTCCCGAATCGCATGGCTGCTGTAGGCTGTGGGCGTTTGGCTTTCGGCCCGTATCGCAGCATGTAGTGAGCAGGGCTCTTGAGGATCTCCTTAGCGCCGCTGCTGGTAAGCCGGTCTGTACCGGAATGATAACTCGATTTATCCACGTTTCCTCCTCGGGGCGTGATCCCCTAATGGTTTCCCCCATACCCCCTTCCTTAACCCCTTACCCCTATAACAACGTCTCTCTAAATGGGGTAACGGAGTAAGGAAAGAGTATGGAACTAATGAACTTGATTTTCTGATTGGTCAACCTCTTTGTAGAAGTTCCTGCCTGCATTTACAACAGCAGTAAAATGCTCAATGATTAGCTTCATCTCAGATGCAATAACATCAGTAGAATCATAAGCTTGCGGCTCGTTGCGCAGTTCTGTTGACAACGTACTTGCTCGAAAAACTAGCGAATCAAGACGCTCGATAAGTTTGGCTCTTGGCATACTCACCTCCGTAGGAGGTATTATACCAGACCTAGATCGAGGGTCTACAAGTTTCTTGATTTCGTGTTCGGGTACTGGTGGTAACTCCGTATCGAACAGACTGTGAACATACACGCCGGCCTTGCGACCGCTCTTCGTTGTGCGTTTGACATGCTTGCCATCGACGTACAGCTTACGAATAGTGCCCATCTTTTCTAGTTCAAGGCGTCTTGGCCGCTGAGTGTTTGGTGCCATCTTCAATGCAAGCTGGATTTGCTCGTCAGTAGCGCCAGTTTCACCACAACTGTACAAGTACAATCGCACTTTACTGCGCAGCCGAAGCGATGGTTTCTCCATTGAATCAGCAGCGTCAGCACTTGTTTCGCTTCCCTTCGCAAAGGGTATGCCTTTACCTCTTTTTTCAGTCATTGATCTGACTCCTATTGTTGCGCAGTTCTTTGAGGGTTTCGATCACACGATCCCCGTATTTGCTTTTCCATTTGAGAACTGTGTTGCGTGATGCACCGACCATCTGAGCCGCTTCTTCTTGCGTAAAGCCATCGTGCATTGCGATGATAGCAAATGCTTTGGAGTAGGCTTTTTCTGATGTTGACTTGTTGCGCACATCAACAGATCCCCTCGCAGGCACATAGATGGAACCACCTGAAAAATCAGGGTATTTTGTTTCAATATGCTGTTGCACAATATCGATAAGAGCGACGGGTAAAACATCGCTTGCTTTTAGATAGCTCATCCTCTTGCCTCCAAGAAATCTTTGAGCATCGATGAGACGGCCTCTGCGTCTCGTTCGATTGATTCATTGTAGTATTTGACACGGGGATTGCTGCTTTGAACTTTGGCTCGCTGTTGCGCAACAATCTGATAGATACGACCACGGGTAAGACCGTAGCGGTGTGCCAGCACGATCGCCGGCACCCGCTGTTGGTCTTGGTTTAGTCCGCTATACTCCGTGAAAATAGTATAGTTACGGCGACTATTCCTAGACATCAGTATCTCCAATGCGTTCAATGAGAAGCTTGGCAGTGGCAATGATGCGCACAAGCTTATCAAGCTTCTCGTTGATGTCGTCGATGCCTAGAGTTTCTTTCCAATCAACTAAATCGAACTGACTTGCATGTAATGCGTGAAAATCAATTTTGTCTGAAATGTCAGTGTTATCAATCGCAGCTTCTACATAGTCACTTAGATCTTTAATGTTTTCACCATCGATCTCATGATCGGCGAGAACATCACGGGCAGACTCTCGGGCAAGCGACTGTAGCGCTTCATTGACAGTACCGCTGTCTTCGATGATCTCCAGCATCTGAACACCGAGTTCAGTGCCACGAGGCGATACCTTCATGCGATCATCCATATCGTTGAGTCGTGCTGTCAGCTTCTCGTCCATGCTCTGCACTTTGCCTACCAACTTCTCGAAGTCGTCGGTGTCCATGTCACGGCCTTTGCGATCGAGCTTCTGTCCTTTCTCAAGGATGTCGAGACGCTGAAACACTTGCTCAAACATCTCATCTTGAGAGTCCAGCTTCTTCTCGATTCTTGTGATCATCGCAAGATGCGCATTGGTACTAGAACAGACGCCAAGCAGTACATCATGCAGCTTTTCGTTGAAGTTGCGCATCGCAGCTACCGATTCATTGATTGGGCGAATGTGAACAGAATCAGTCATGATTCATCTCCTTCTGGTGGTGTAATGGCGACAGGACCAACGATCATTCGGCCGGCCAACTCAGACGCCTTGGGATTGTAAGGTAGGCCACGCATCAGGCCTTCTTCATTGGCCCACATCGAGCGACCGTCGGATAGCTGAACGTGTTCGATGTAACCGCCGACAACCTTTTGCAGCACTTCTAGTTTGGGTACCTCAGTAAAAAGGGTGATAGAATCACCAGAAATAATGCCCATGTCTTTGTGCAGTTTCTGGATTGCGGGATGCTTACTAAAATCAGGCAGTTTCATTTGCCCTCCACTTCTTTGAGCCAATCGTTATAAAGTTCCTGCGCATCATCGATGTCCTCGTAGACTTCCCAGTCTTCGGCTACATGAGGATCATCGGACTTGATGCACACGCCATGGCCCACGGTAAAACCGATGGAGCCACTCATGTTTGCGCCGTAGCGCTTGTCGATATCTTCTTTGCTGACTTCATCGCACGGCAGCCAAACACTGCCGCTGACCTGCGTATGAAAGTGCCACCAAAACTTTTTCTCGGTCAGTATGACCTTAGTCGAGTCTGACAACATCGCCTCCCCTCAGTTGTATCTGGAGAAGCTGAAGCTCAATGAGAGCATCGAATATCTCTTCATCATCAGGCGTGCCACCATCATAGTTCCACTGGGTTTTCTCAGCCACAGCATGGGGATCCCATCCGTCAACAAGGCCGACACCCACGATGTCACTTGAGCACTGACCGAAAGCGTCTTCGAGTTTGCACACATCGAGATCATTGCAAAAGATGTTGTTGATCATGTCGAAGCAGTGATTGTACACATCATCGTGATGCGCATCGGACTCACGCTTGGACCAGTCTTCGTCGTCGAGAACCGGATAGTCGGCCAGGGCTGCATCGATGTCTTTGGCAATCTTAGCAGCAGGTGTCAGCGGCTTAGCAACGATGATCTCGAACCAGCCACAGGCCCAGTGCCCGAAGCTAAGCGTCGTGAAGTCGTCGTAGCCGTCCTCGTCGGCCTGCTTGTCGCCTCGCTTCTCAAGCATAGCAATCGCAGCATCCCAGTTGCTCTCTGCAAGCAGGCTGGAGTCACGGGTGCGCATCGTAGGTAGAACGAACCACTTGTCGTACATGTTTGGGTTCTCTTCACCACGAACAGGCATACCTGCCCTGTCCATGGGTGTTGGAGCGAAGTCTTGATACAGTTGCATTAGCTTGCCTTTCGCTCTTTGGCATCGAGTTCACGATCGACAAGTCGGATGACGTGGCTGTGGAACTGATGCTTGGTTTTGCGGGATGCGTTGGTGGACAAGCCGATGTGGTTACGCACATCTTCGGCAGTGACGTAGGGCTTGCGACCATCGAGCACATGGCTCCACATGCGCAACCGACGCCAGACCTCATGATAGTTTTTGGTGGTGATCGAACCAATGCCGGTATTGAGGGACGCCCAAATCAGGTGTTCAGTCACCGGATTGAGATACAGACCATCATCACGCTGTTCGTAGCACCTTTCCTCGTGGTTAGGTATTGCGGTCAAATCATAAGTGAGTGCCATGTTATGCTCCTTTCTCTGGAGTTTTGTGGACAGGCTTCCACGGTTCATCTGGGGGATTGGGGCAAGTGAGACACACAAAGCCCTCGCTATAGACGTGAGGTTTGCTCACATCGATTTTGTGTGGCGGTCGATGCTCACGACCACACACAACACAATGGACAACAATAAACTTGCGCATCATTCCTCCTCTGGTTCTGCAAGTTTGCGTTCGTACTCTTCCATGTCGGTGACATAGCCACGACGGATCAGCCATCGGCCGACCTGATCGTAGTTGAGGCCATAGCCAAAGCGTAACGCCTCAGCGATTTTGTGGATGTTGATAGTTTTCATACATCAACCCTCCGAAAGGTAGAGTTGTCGTAGAAGTTGGTGAATCGAAACAGCCGACCGGGCTGCGCACCAAGCCAACGCTTGAACTTGATGCTAGCCTTGCGGTCATTGCGGGCCTCAAACAACACACGTCGATCCGTACCAAAGGGTTCTGTGGTGCCGATGTATCCGTAGTAGTTCTTCATCACTCCCCCTTATCTGACGGGTGATACCAACCAGCCGGGGCAAGCTCATCACTGATGGCGTCCTCGATACTGGCTTGTGCGACCTCGCCATTGAGATGGGGAAAGAACTGAGGATACTTGTTCGTCATCATGTCGATAGCATCTTGGTTCTCTTGCCAGCGACCACCACACTCAGTCACTCGCCAGTCTTCAATGCTGATGAGTTTGTAGTAAGTGCTAAGCTGAAACGCTTCACGCAGGATATTGTCACAATCTTTGGCGTCGTCGTACGTTGCCTTGGCATCTCTCAACTGACGAATAACCTCGTTGCGCATCTGAGATGGCAGCACACCGTCGAAGTTGAGATAGCCAAGCTCCTCGATGAAGTCCTCGAAAGTGTAGATTTCACGCACCCACTGAGCGCGCTCGATCAGGGAACCAATGCAATCGTACATGGTCACGTTGTCCATCATCGCAATGCGTTCCTTGCGCCACTCGGACATCTCAGCAGGCGTGGCATGAGCGGGATATTCGAGCGGTACGGTGTAGTACATGCGAAACCATCGCTCGCCAGTAGATCGATACGCAGGCGATAAGTCGGTACGGAACGTGAAGTGGTAGTGATGATGCGCAGGAAAGTTGTAGCCCTTCATCACTGTTTGATCATTAGGCCAACCGGGTCTGGCGTTGACTCGCACGAGGTCATATCGAACATTGGCATTGATAACTGCTCGTAGGAAATCGGCGTTCATTCATCACCTCCAATCAGTTGGGCACCGTCTTTGCCTATGATCCATGTATCCCCTCCGATCTGTTGGCTTTCGGCTTGGATGCTTGGGTCGTAGCCAAAGCGCATACGGTGCCACTCTTCATCGCCGTGAAGTTCAGTGACCATCTCAAGGCCACAACGCTTGGCAAGCTCGAAGAACAGATTGTCGAGTGGTCGATCTTTCTGAACTGACCAGAAGTACCAAAGATTGGTCAGTTGTTCGCCTAGCCACTTGGCGCGTTTGTGTGCTCGATCTGCAGTATGCCAGGCTTGGAAGAGTTGATCGGTTTGAATCGACCGGCCTTTGTTTCGCCATACACCATCGACAGGGCAAACATACTCATCTTTGTTGAGTGCGATGCGCACCGTGTAGCGACGTGGTGTTTCGTAGTTGAACTTCTCGCTACTGACAAACACACAGCCCGAATAAACATTGGGCATTACGATGCTATCGAAGAAAGCCATCGTGTCTTCGGAGAACCAAAGCGGGTGTGCCTCTTTGATTTCATCCATAGTTTGATAAGTGCCAAGCTCTGGCATCTTATAGATGTAGGGTAGCCGTGAGGCCGGGATAAGTTGCGCAGTCATAACTGCATCCTTTCATCGTGCTTGGGTGTAAAGGTGAGGAGCACGTTCCCTCATTGTAACTATGTTATATCAATCATTTAGCCCTTAGTCAACATCTTTCTTAGATTGGGTGTACACGGTGTGCATCGAGCGTGTGTTGCGCATCATGGGCTGGCATCGCACAGACCGACGGCCATCGCACGCGTGCCGGCCCCGCCCGATGATAGTGATAGGATTTTTTAAGTGCATTTTTTTGTTTAAGATTTTTTTTGCCTGGTTTGATCATTGTGAAGCAGCTGAAAGCAGACACAAAGAAAGCCGGCTCAAGGCCGGCTCTCCGTGGTCAGTTTGTTGACCGGGTCTAGACTAGCAGGTCGAGTAGCTCCGTGGTTTGCTTGTCCAAGTGATCACGAATGATCGTTGACTTGCTAGGCTTACGCTCGACAGTCTCAACTTTCTCAGCGTCTGCTTTGATAGCCAGTCTCAAAGCGCCTGCGTCAACGATGGCGGAGCGGAGCGCTTTAGGGTCAACGTTTAAGCTTTGTGCGAGCGCTTCCACGCCATCAAAGCCTAGCATGAACTCAGGAGCAAAGGCCCGAATAGCTGCCTTACGTTCCGGTTTCATTGACCGAGTAGTCAGGTTACCCAAGTCTTTGCATCCGGTTTGAATGGTCATAGACTTCTTACCGCTTTGTACTCGGGCGTTTTTTAGCATGTCACCGTATGGGTTAGCGCCAGCATGAGCGATAGCACGCTCGACTAGGGCGCTAAGCGCTTTCTCACGATTGACGGTTGCGAGCGCTTTGTTCTCTTTGCCTTCGGCTTGTTCGTCACGGGCTAGCATAGCCACACGAAGCGCGTTCATATGGGCTTGGTCAGCATCACCGCTTGCCGGCTCGATGTGCTTACGGATAATCATCCAAGCGGCGTCGTGCAGCTTGTAGGCGCTGACCTTACCAGATAAGCGCGGGTCCTTAGCCTCTGCTAAGGCTAGACCGAACTCGACCTTGCCCTTCGTGCGTGCTTCGCCTTCCTCAAAGCGCTCAACACGTGCCTTGCTAGCTACTTTAGGGTTCACAAGTACCTGCCAAGCCGTACGGGTTTCGTCACCATTCAAGTTGATGGTTGCGGCTTGTTCTTCCGTCATAAGCCCGGCTTTGACGATACGCGCCAGGCAAGCTGACAGGATGAACGAAAGCAGGCTAAACGCCCATGACGAAAGCTGGGCGTCCGGGTCCTTCACTTGCTGCGACGCTTTAAGGCGCTTACGTTGCGCAGCCGATACGGTGGCTACAGGTTTCTGATTCGGGGAGACTTTGTTCTTTGCGTTAGACATTAGCTAACTCCTAGTTCGGTAAGGTTCATTCCCTACCATGCTATGAGCTTCTCAAAGAATGAGCCGGTTGTCTACAACTTTCTTTATTTCGATGCATAATAATGCACTTTACCGGGTAGGGGCCGCGACCAATGCGGCCGCGTTTCCGAATTGTTGCGCATCAATTGTCGTTTCCGGTTTCCGGTTTGGCGGGTTCATCATCGGTCGATTGTTGGGGTGGCTGTTCACTGGTTGCTCATGTCCGGCTGATCGGTCCAGCGTCGCCAGTGTTGCGCATCATCGCACCTAGGATCATTCCAGGCAAACTCGATCACAAATCTGGATCTGGTTCGGTTCCTGTGGGCGGGGGTACGGTTCCCACCAGAACTGTACCTTTTATTCGCACGAAACTTTAAAACTTTTGGGATATGCTGTTTCTTAGAACAACGTATGCTATCTCCTTACCACATGTTTCCGAAATCCCGCAAATCTGTTATTCTCGCCTTTATTGGCGGGAGATTTAACGCTACCTGCCATTCTGACAGTCTGACTTCTGGTGCTATTTTGAGATGCAGTACATGCAATGTAGGCAAGATGAAGGCGGTCCCTTGTGATCGCAGGTCGATGCTTGCTTATGCTGGTCATGATGTAGGTGATCAGGACATCATTAGAAGGAAGCGTTGTGATTGGTGTGCCACCGAGGTACTAACTGTTGAGAAGCGGGTGTGTCTTTTGACTCCGCCTAACAAAGACAGGATCAAAGAGCTTGGCCGGTCATCGCAACAAGATTCAGTGTGGCATCCACGGGACTAAGTATTTTGTCTTTCAGCGCACTGGTCCGTGTATGCACCCAGATTGTGCCATAGCTCGCATTGAGTTTTGGGCAAAAAATTCTAAAAAATCAGAAAAAGTTTTCAGGCCTGTGATGGGTGAGCTTTATGACTTCGTGGTCTGGGGCATGACGGACGGTAGTCGTTATGTGCTGTATGACTGGGGCAATCGTGAGGCTTGGGAATATGCAGTAGACAAGTATCGAGACATGAAGCAATTACAGCGTGCTCGTCGAATGGCGACAGTTGAAACTGATAAACTGGTGTGGTTGAGCAATGAAAGACAGAAAACGGGGTTTGGTCATGACACGGAAAAAATGGTTCTTCCAGATGGCCACCTTTGGGTTCGTGAGTGCTCTCAATATCTAGCTGAACTGCACAATGAGTCGATGGTTGCGCATCTTTTGGGCATCATTGATTTGTTTGATCTGGCTAAATTGTGCTACTCGGGCGACATCATTGAAACAAAACATCAAGTCTTACAGGCTAAGCTTGATCTGAAGGAATGGTTCTTTGGCAGACAATCTCAACACCATCCTCAAAACCATCAATCGGCGAGATCATAAGGATCTTAGTCAAACCGATATCAACAAAATGTTATTAGAAATCGTTGATAAAGCGATGGTTGAAGACCATGGAGCCAAAGGCCTAGAGGTTGCACTTCGGGCTGTAAGCAAACTTGCCGAAGGCCTAACTGACACCTCACTCAATGCAACAGATGAAGACATCAAAGGCAAGCTTCCAGCAGAAGTGTTGCGCATCGTTGAAGGAAAGAGGAAATGAGCCGGCGTAGAAAATCTCGAAGACGACGATCCCCAGCCTGGCAGCGCAAAGAAGGCAAAAACCCCAAGGGTGGCCTGAACGCTAAAGGCAGAAGAAGTTACAATCGAGCAACCGGTGGTAAACTAAGGCCTCCTGCTCCTAAGCCAAAGACAAAAAAAGACGCCGCTCGTAGGCGTAGTTTCTGTGCTCGCATGAAGGGCATGAAGAAAAAACTAACCAGCGCCAAAACCAGGCGTGATCCAAACAGCAGAATCAATAAATCTCTGCGGGCTTGGAATTGCTAATGCACAAACGTAAAAGAAACTACCGCCGTGAATACGACACTTACCACAGCAAAAGAAAACAAAAGAAGAACCGGGCAAAACGCAATACGGCCAGGCGTCGCTCGGGTCTAAAGGTTGGCGACCCTAGAGAGGTTGACCACAAAAAACCATTGAGCAAGGGCGGTAGCAACGGCAAAAGGAACCTGCGAGTAGTGTCTCGCCGAACGAACCGTCGCAAGGGGGCTCGATAATGCAAACAGTAGAAACTGAAGTTGTTCGTAATCAAACTCGCCTTGATGGCGTTGACGCTCGACTAAAAAAAATCGAAAATAAACTCGATAAGTTGATCTGGATTGTCGCCCCGGCTATGGGAGTGATGAGTGTTCTTGGCCCGTACATTACAGCAAACTTGATGAAATAATGGACTCCTCACAGATTCTAGAAATGGTTGCAGACTTTGGGGCGCTAGGCTTGGCCTCCGGAGCAATCTTTTGGCTGTATCTCAAAATGAGTCAAAGGCTAGATTTGCTAACCGACAACTTCCAAAAACAACTGCGAGAGCAGATGGAAGACTGCAATCGACGAGAAGCAGAAGTTCGTGACCGTTTCATGGATGTCGTCAACAAATATGATCAAGAGCGCCTTCAGTGGGTAACTCGATTAGAGTCTATTGAAAAAGAACTGCAAGATACCGAAGGTCTAATCAAAGAAGGCCTGGGTGAAATGCGTAATCACTACGCAAAAATTAGCGCTGTTATAGGCAAGGAAGTCTAATGCAGTTTGACTTAATGCACCTGCCTGATGACATTCCTATTGCAGTGCCAATAGAAAACGATGGTCAGATTGACTCAAGAACATTGCTAATTATGCGCAATGAAGCCTGGCGATTGCTTGAGCTTATAACCGGGAAAAAATCCTAATGGCTACAGCAACTAAACGTGACCCTAAAAAGTGGGCACGAGCAAAAGCTAAAGCACGAAGAAAGATGGGCGGCAAACACAGCGCCCGAGCCATGCAGCTTGCCGTAAAATATTACAAAGACATGGGTGGTAAATACTCAGGTAAAAAACCCACAAGCAAAAGCAATAGTCTCAAAAAATGGGGCAAGCAAAAATGGGGCTGGTCAAAAAAAGGCGGCAAGGGTGTTTACTTGCCTAAAAAGAAACGAGAAGCTCTAAAACGAACAGCGGCAGGGCGTAAGAGACTGGCGGCTGCGGAAAGAAAAAAAGCGGCAGCAACGCGCAAGGGCAAGCAATATTCAAGGCATGGTCTTGCAGCAGGTACATCAATGCGTCGTAAATCCAGAAAGCGACGGACAACCAGAAGGAGGCGTAATGCCCGTAGTTAATGGTAAAAAATTTCCTTACACAAAAAAAGGTAAGGAACAGGCCAAAAAAGCAATGAAAAAAAAGAACGGCACAAAAAAAACAGGTCGTAAAGCGCCGATGAAACGAGGCAGGCGCTAAGTTGGCTAGAAAACGCAAAACAGCGTTATCTGAGTATCAAAAAGCCTATATTAAACATTGCCAGGAAGATTTTTTCTTCTTCTGTGAGCATGAACTAAAAATCGTGCTTAAGTCTGGGCTTCTGGCCCCGCTTATACCTAACGATGCGCAGAAAATTGTCCTTGAGTACATCCTCGACAAGGGGTTGAACCGCCTGGCTATACTTAAAGCCCGGCAAATGGGCATATCAACGTTTATTGCTGGCTTTTTCTTTTGGCGGACCCTGTTTGCAGAGAACACAAAGTGCATTGTGCTCGCTCATGACGCTGAAGCG